GATGTGGTAGGTACAATGATTAAAGTTTTCTTAACGTTCTTTTTTTCCTTGACATATCGCATTAAATTGTATATAATAAAACTCTTGCCACTGCCAGTTGGAGATAGTAGTAAACACCTTTTATTTTCAATACCATGTGTTACTGCTTTATATTGATAGTCTCTTAACTCGAATGGCATCTTCCAATTCTTCATAGTTTTTATGAGTGACTGGTGATCTACATTATTAGTCTGTGAGGGTATACCATATTTGGTATTGTCTACAATCTGTAGTGGATAGAATCGATCTCCGCAAAACTTTCTCAAGTGATGATACAGACCTACGTTCATTTGCTTGGTGACCATGTTATATAACTTAACACGACCATCCCAAACCTTACGTTTGAACGCTGGCATATAACGATAGCCCGGAACAAAAAACGAGAAGTGTTCTCTCAACTCTTGCTCTTGACCTGCGTTAGATTCTATTGCCATATAAGAGTGGTTTAATAATCTCACTCTTATGGTATTATCAATACCCATTACCCACCTGCTTCAAACTGTCTCCACCTTATCATGTTACCAATAGTTTGATGTCTCCATTTGAGATTATCAACTATATCTGTCAATGTACTTATAATGGTTTTATAGTACTCAATCTTCTCCACAGATCTTTGTATCTCTGGATCTGCATTGTAGTAGTATTCCATTTCACCTTTAAGTATCTTTAGTCCATTAAATGGATCTGGTTCCCAACCACTGGCAAGAATCTCTTCTTGAGACATCTTACCATTGTAGTACAACCACTTCTGTTTCAACAAAGTTAACTGTGCATTCTCTGCACGTTTGTGTTGCAACTTAGTCAGTGATAGGTACTGCAAGTATTTTGCATGTAGGTTGGGGGTGTTCATAGACACATCATCTAATTTGTGCTGTCCAATCACACAGTCTTCTTTCCACTCTTTCAATATGCTTTCAAGATCTAACATTATATTTCCTCATTCTATATTATATATTACGAAATTATCCTCGTTCGATATGGTCGATACAGTCTTCCCAGAACTCTTCATCAAATCCTAAAGTGTATGATAGTGTTACTCTTTTACAATTAGTAGACGCATGATGAAAAATTCTGTCATGCTTATCTTCACCAAAGTAACCTGCTTTACACTGCCATCCTTGCGTATCTTGCATTCTGGTATGCTCCTTTGTTATGGGATCTACCCATTCAAAGTAACCATCTCCGGTTTCACTCCATGTGAATATGAGGTTATGTGCAGGTGTCTCTTCATTTGAATGCCAACCTATATAACCACCTTCCGGATACATCTGTGACAGAGCACAGTGTTGTATACCTAGTTCACTGCGAATCTTCCAGTCTAGTATATTATACTCTTTTTTATAACAAGAGTCAAGCGATTTATGATGTTGTGGTTTAAGACAATATGAGTATGCGGACTCTGGATACCCATCGTGCGGTTGTTTATACAAGGTCTCTAGATATTCCAGACTTGTGTGCCAATCACGTTGATTACCTTCGAGTCGTTCCATTGTATTGACAACGTCACTCTTCTCTACGAGGTTTATAAACTGACCAAGGATACTCGTTAAAGCATCATTCATAATATTTACTGGACGCATTTATTTTATCTCAAACGAACTGAATCTGAACCCCACGTTGAATGTTGGATAGATAACGTCCGTTGTATTACTTGACATTGTTATTGCCCCTATGTTAGTAGGTAAGCAATCATTGTATTTGATCTGAACATTATTATTGTTATGAGAGGTTAATATAATAAGTGTTATATCTGAATACGTAGATACATTAGCACCACCGACTTCGTTGTCTTGTTTTTGATTAACGTTACGTTCCAACCATGACTGCATTTCTTTATACGACTTCATGTCCTCATCAACCAAGACTTCAAGAGATAGTTCAGAGTATGTAATCTTATCACCTGCTAGTGGTACAGATGTAACACGTGCCACAGGAAGTTCTACTGGATTTGCATTTGCGCCAGGATGGGTAACAGACTGTGCAAAGAACTCTAGGTTCTTATATTGGTCACCAGAGATTATAAATTTAAATCCGGTTGGTTGTAAATAGTTTGTATTAGTAGTAAGTGCCATAGTAACCTCTTATATTATACTTCTATTTATACGAGTTATAAGTGCCATCCTTGGCAGTAATTCTATTCCCCTTCTGGTGCTGTTGCATCTGTGCCAGTCTTTTCCGCAACATCTTTAATCAAATTTGATGTTACATCCAATACACCGGCAGTTACACCAAAGACATCTGAACCGACACCTTTAATAACACCACCAGTACCATCGATAGTTGCATCGACAGTTGAACAAGCAGACAGAACTAATGCGAATGCAATTGCAATAAAACGCATGATACTCTCCTGTTTTCTATATTACTGGATAACCAGACACCACGGTAATACCGTCTCATACTTCTTTGTTCAGTTCGTGAACACACTTATTTATACGCATAAAAAAAGGGACTCCGAAGAGTCCCTTTAAAACAAATACTAAAGTATTCTTATGTGAGGATGTTGTCCACACGGAAGATTCTGTAGTATTGGTTAGTCTTAGCAGATGCCAAAGCATTGTTAGCAGGAGTCGCACCGACAAATGGGTTTGATGCCATTCCGTAACGAGTCTTGAAACCAATTTTTGGTTGGAAAGTATCTTCCCCAACTGCTTTAACCATTTGCAATGGTACGTATGGGCAGTAGAAAACACCAGCGTCATAAGCATTAGTACCTTTATAACCTACAGTGATGTAGTCAGTAGATGCATATGGATCGATGTATACTTTGATACGTCCGTTTAGAGTACCTGCAAAAGTGTTACCTGTGTCATCAACCTGTAGGTTAGTAGACATAGCAGGAGTGTAATCAAGCATACCAGATGCAGAAAGAGCAGTAGCAACGTCTGAAGAACAGATGATGATGTTACCTTTTCCACGTCTTGTTTCTTTAGCGATCACGTTACATTCACGGTCAATCTGTACTACAAGACCTTTGAATTTCTCAGCAGACCAACGACCATCAGCATCAGTTGACAAGTCAAAGATACCTTTAGTTACTACGTTTGATTGAAGAGCACCAGTCTTTGCTTGACTATTGATAGTACGGATAACTTCACGGTTAATTTCCGCAAGGATCTCAGTACTAAGAATGTTAGCAAGTTCTGTCTCTGCATCCAAACCATGGATTGCTTTAAGATCTTGAGCAAGTTCTAATGAGTACTCTGCTTTAAGAGCACGTGACTTAGCAGTAACACTTGCTTTTTCAATGGTGAAACCCATTTCAGCAAAAGGTGCTCCAACTCCGTCACCAAGTGCTTCAGCAGCTGCTGTAGTCATTGGAGAACCAGTTAATGCAGTAAGACGGTTATCGTCTAAAGTTCCGTCTGGTGTTGCAGAATCAGCAACTCCGTTGAAACCAGATACGTTATCACTGTCGTGTCCACCAGAAGCACGATCACCAGAGAACTGAGTCTCTGCTTCGTTAAATAATGCTTCACGGTTTGAAGTAGATCCACCTGCATATCTTGCTTTCATAGCAAAGATAAGACCAGTAGGGCCACTCATTGGTTGTACACCACAAACGTCATATGCCATAAGATTAGGCATTGCACGTCTTACTAGTGAAATAAGAACTGGATCCCAGTTACCTACTGAACCAGTGTTCGCACCGCCAGGAGCTGCTTCGTTCAACGAACCAAATCCAGCGTGCATGTTACGCTCTTCCATCATTGCTTTCTCTTGGTTTTCCAAGATAGCGGCAGTAACAGCTTTACGTTGGTGGTCTTTAATCTCGCCGGCAGAACTTTCGTTCAGTACTGGTGACCACTTTTCGATTAATTTATCGTAAGAGTTCATAATTGTTTCCTTAATTATAGTGTTTTAGATGTTTTTCTAATTGCAGTGAGGTATGAGTCCATCGCAGCTGAAGTTTCCAGAATTTGCTCTGGTTCCTCATCTACAATTTGTACATCTTCCACTACGGTTTGTGAGAAATGAGATTCTTTTACAGTCTCAACTTTTGATGCGAAATCGTCATCTAAGTCAAATCCTTCAACTAATCCTTTTAACTTCTCGATTTGTGTGTCTGCCAGACCTCGACTTGCTTCGGCAATGATTGCATCACGCTTCAACACTTCTAGTTCTTCTGACAATTTAATGCTCTCACCAGTTTGCTTGTTAAGAGACTCTTCGAGTTCCTCAACCTGCACAGCAAGTTCATCAACTAGGTCAACTTTGGATTCTGGAACATCAATATGAGACTCTACGAATAGATCCTTCATTTTGCTCATAAAGTTCTCAGCAATCTCAGTCCTAAGACCGTTCTGTACTGCAACTTTATTATCTTCCATCCAACTTTCAACTACGTAGTTTAGGTAAGAATCTACTTTCTCAACAAGATCTGCTTTAACAGCAGTTACTTCTTCAGCAAGTTCTTCTTTATATTGTGTTTCGATACGAGACACTTCTTCAGACAACTTTGATTTCAACGATGCTTCAAAGATGATTGCTGTTTTGCTCTTGAATTCATCGGATAGAGTTGCCTCTGATTCCATGATTCCTTCGAGTTCCGCAGTTGTATCGATTGGAGATTCAGCAATAACTGCTTCGTCTTCAACTTCTACTTCTTCACCCATGACTTTACCGTATGATGCTTGTAGGTCTACTTTCTTCATAGAATTAAGTTTACCGTACATAGCAGAAATCATACCTGCCTTAGTTTTAGGAACAGGTGCTTGTTTAGTAGCATCTGCAGCCTTGTCTACTGAAGCAACTGATTCTGGTTCTGAGACTGGTTGCCCGTCTGTTTTAGATCCATCACCTTTTGGTTCAGATTTTTCTTCGAGAGTTTCCTCCACAATGTCGTTAATTTCTTCATCGTGAAGTTCAACTTCGACTTTATTTTCTTCAGTCATTATTGACTCCTATATTTTAGATTTGATTAACGAGAGGAAATTTTTAAACTCCCGAATTTGTACAGCAGAACTGTATGCCTTCGGTGCATTTTTAATCTCTGTCTCCATATCTTCAATGACTTGAGGTTCCAAAATTCCATTATTCCAAACCCAATCTACACCTTCCATAATACCATTAACAAAAGCATCCGGTGCGGATGGATCTTGGACAATGTCCACAGTACTCAAGATGAAATCATCTTTAACGTAAGCGACACCGTTTCGGTTCTCAAGACTTCCCATACCACGAGTTGACACTCCTAGTTGCACACCACCTTCAAGCAAACCTTTTACGATCTTACCCATTGGAGTGTCCAATATTTGTGCCTTTCCAATCACATCATTACCTTCCAATTTTAGGTCGGTAATGAGATGTGAAACTTTGTCTAAGTTAACTGTCGGCCCTTCGGGGTGATTTAATTCCCCAACCGCACGTTTCTTAGATACTTGTTCTTGAACGTATTTGCCTACTGCCCTTTCCATAATTGGTTTGGGGTAGACTCTTCCGTTTCTATTTTTTTTATCTGCTTGAGCAAAGACACCTTCGATGACAAAATTCTTATCACCGTTGTCTTTCTTCTCAATCAGACATTCTAAATTTGTTTCTGTAAATTCACTTATCAGTTTCATTTAATTTTACCACCTAGTTCGTTTACAGCAATCTTTAAATTCTTCTTTGCCTCAGATTCTGTTTTAAAAATATCAAGTTTATCACCATCGATATACACAGTGTATCCCTTTGGTTCTTTAACAATAGATACAATGACCTTGGGGATTCTTCCCCCTGCCTTTGCTTTAAAGACTTCTTTTCCTTTACCGTAGGAAGTCTTTTCTCTAAGTTCTTTAAAACTTAACATCCAATAAACCTTGTTTTAATTTTAAGTTATACAGTTATTTATACAAAAAGTAATCTTAACTGGACACTTCGTCTGAAGTTTCTTCTTCTTCGACTTCGTCTACTACTTCGAGTTCTACCTCTTCAGTCTCGTCATCTTCAAATGCGTCATCTGCATCACCAAGTTCCATTTCTGGTTCTTCGGGTGCATCATTAAAGATAGTGTCTGCTACTGCTACTCGTTCTGCATCAATTGCATCGTCCAACTTAACATTCAATAGATTATCGAAATGATCCTTTGCACGGTTAAAGTTCTGGTCAGCAACTGCATTAATGAAATCAGTGATTTGTACACCACCTTGTTCAGTTTCTGCTACTGCCACTTCTTCGTTATTTTCTACTTCACTCATCGTTTTCTCCTACTTTCTCAAAGTCATCGAAACGGTCTTCTTGACCGTCCCAGTTTAAATCACTATGCTGTGCTACGTAATCTTTGTAACTCATTAGTATTCTTCTTCATCGGATCCACCCTTGGCATTTTCTGCCTCGACTTGATCCTTCATTGTTTCGATATCCTCATCGGACATCATCATTACGTTCTTCATAACCCACTCACGTGAGAAGTATTCACCAACGTATTGACTTAACTGATCAAGAGTACTTAGTCTTTCTCTAAGTAACTCAGAATCCTTTAATTCTGTAAAGTGATTGTCACGGATGAAATCAATCTGAATATCATTCTTCCATGAGTTCCAATCCTCTAGGGTAATAATCCCCTTGAGTATTAATTGTTTCTTCAATATCTGTGTGAACAGAGTTGAGAAACGTTTACGTAATCTGTCGATAAACTTCTGGAACTTCACTTCATCTCTAGAGATCTCTGTAGATCTGCCTAAAGAAAATTGTGATTCTTGTTCTAAACGATTAATCGGCACATTCAATGCACGATATAATCTTTTCTGGAAGTAGACAATATCGTCTATCTGTCCAAGGTTATCACCGCCAGGAAGTGTACTAATCTCAGTACCTCTTCCACCTTCTCTACGTGGTAACCAGAAATCTTCAAGCATACTCATATGCTTACGATCATCTTTTAAATTACCAGTA